CTTCCGATCTTCTTCTCGTATCTCCAAGGACGGTCATGATTCAGTTCAAAGCAGGGATATTCAGCCTCTAACGGCTGGCGTTGGCTCGGACACGCCACGGCTGGAAACCCCGACTATTGGGTACGAGTCTTTTGGGCCTCTGATCTCGGAGTGGGCACGGGTTCATTTGGGGCGTGAGTTGTTTCCGTGGCAGGAGCATTTTCTTGCCAGAGCTTTTGAGCATGACGAGGACAATGTGTTTACGCACAGCAGCTCTATGGGGTTTTGTGCCAGACAACAGGGAAAGACGTTTCTGTTGTCGGCGGTAGTTGGTTGGTGCTTGACCGAGTTGCCGAAGATTTGGGGTCGTCCTGTGAAGGTTGTGTCGACGGCTCATGAGTTGGGGTTGGCGACTGAAGTGTTTGAGGATCTGCGTGATTTGTTTGAGCTGTGGGATGAGACCGGTATGGCGAAGGTGACGTGGGCGTATGGTCGTCATCGCGTCAAGATGAAGGACGGGTCTGAGTATTCGGTGAAGGCTGCTACTGGGAAGAAGCACGGTATTTCGGGCGTGGACATTCTCATCGTGGATGAGTTGTGGGCTATCACGGAGGCTGCTTATTTTGGTGCGTTGAAGCCTGCCCAGATTGCTGTGAAGTCGGGGTTGTCGTTGTTGGTGTCCACCGCTGGCGATGAGTCGAGCACGGTCATGAAGAAACTCAGAGAACAGGCCATCGGTCAGATTGACAAGGGCGAGCCGGGCGAGTTGTACATGGCTGAGTGGTCAGTGCCCGAGTCGGTCTCCCCAGATGACGAGCGGTATTGGGGCTATGCGAACCCGTCGATGCCTAGGACGGTCACGCTCAAAAGTCTTCGAGCTGCACATGCCTCCCCTGATCGTTCTCAATGGCTTCGCGCTCACTGCAACATGTGGGTCTCTGCTGCGTCGTCGTGGTTGCCACCCGGGCAGTGGGCAAAACGGTTTACGGAAAACACAGAGTGGGATGGCACGACTTCGGTGCTGGCGGTTGACTCAGCCGTTGACGACTCAAAATATGTCGGGGTCTGGTGCCGTAAAAATACCGACGGCGACATCGTGGCCAGTATCGAGTTTCAGACTGAGTCCATCGCTGAAATGTGGGAGCGCATTACACAGGCTCTGGAGCGTGAACCGAAAACACAGCTGGCGATTACGCCGTCTCTGTTTATTCACACGCCCGAAAAGTTCCAGCGCAGGACGGTGCAGTGGGGCTACGGCGAAATAACCAAATACACCTCGACCGTCAAAGGTCTCATCAACGAAGACCGCATCAAGCACACTGGAGAGATCCTGCTGGCCGAACATGTAAACAGGGCGGTACTAATCCGCGGTCAGGGTGGCGCTCTCAGCATTTCCAGCCAACGAAGCCCGGGCCCAATCGAGGCATGCCGTTGTCTCATCGTCGGCGCTGCAATGGTGTCACGACCCGGGGGAGGAAATAAACCGACAATGGGTTCTTCCAAGTAGTTGCATTTGCAACAACCTTGTGTAAGACTCCGAGGAGATGGGTATTTTCTCACGCAAGATTGAAAGCGCTAACTTTGCGTCTGCACCTGTGCAGGCTGCAGCAGGCGCGTCCTATATCGGCAACTTCATCAACTACACCACTGGTTCTGCTGAGGTTCGGGCCCTAAGCATCCCGACGGTGTCCCGTTCGCGTGACTTGCTCGCTGGCATTATCGGCTCCGTCGGTCTCAAGCATTACTCCAAGCAGTGGAACGGCGAGTACTACGACAAGGTGTATCTGCCTCTTGAGCCTTGGATGGAAACCCCAGACCCTAAGGTCTCACGCTCGTTCTTCTTCGTAAACATTTTCTCAGACATGTTCTTCTATGGCGCTGCATACGCCTATGTCACTACGCGCTATTCGACCGGGTTGCCTGCTTCGTTTACATGGCTCCCTGCTGCAAACATCTCAAGCACCGAACAAACTGGACTACCGCAGTACTTCGGCCCGTCTAAAGAACTTGAGTTCAACGGCAACCCTTTGGACGTCAACAACGTCATTCAATTCCTCAGCCCTATTGAGGGCATCTTGAAGATTGGCCAGCGCGCCATCAACACGTCACTCTTCCTTGACCAAGCAGCCGACCGATACGCCAGCCTTGAAACCGTGCCGGGCTACCTGCAGCAAATTGACGGCGAAGACATGTCAGGCGATGACCTTGGTTCCCTCGCTTCGGCGTGGGCTGCAGCGCGTAAACAAAACGCCATCGGTGCACTGTCTCGTCAAGTGCAGTTCAAAGAGTTCGCCCAGAACCCTCAGGAAGTCATTGCCGACCAGCGCAAGTATCAGTCTCTCGAAATGGCTCGCCTTTGCTCGGTGCCTGCTTACCTCGTTTCGGCACCCACTGAGGGCGCAAGCATGACTTACCAAAACGCACAGCAGGCCCGTCAGGACTTGTACCTGTTCGGCGCTCGCATCTACATGGACGCTATTGAGCAAACCCTTTCTAGTGCGCAGTGCCTACCTAAGAACCGCTATGTCGCTTTTGACATGGAGGACTACACGGGTTCTGATGACGTTTCCCCTGAGACCCCCGATACGGAGGACATGTGAAAATTGACTTTGTAGCCGTGCCTGTCACGCTTGACGCTGCTGCTGGCGAGGACAGCCCCCGTACCATCACGGGCGTGGCTGTTCCTTGGGACACTCCAGCAGTGGTGTCAGGTGGGCAGAAAGTGCAGTTTGCACGTGGCTCCTTTGACGTAAATCAGAAGGCACCAAAACTTCTCGAGGGTCACGACATGAATCAACTTCGTGGCGTTGTCACCGAAATGGTTGAAGCCGAAGAGGGTCTTTTGTTTACAGCAAAGTTTGCAAAGACTCGCGCCAGTGATGAGGCCATTGAACTCATCAAGGCTGGCGCTTACGACTCCGTGTCTATCGGAGCCATCCCAACAAAGTTCAAATACAAGGGCGACACCATGATGGTGACCGCTGCTGAAGTATTGGAAATATCTCTTGTCAGTCATCCAGCATTTGCGGACAGTCTGATAACTGAAATCGCTGCGTCACAACCTGAAGAGGAAGACGTTGTCGAACCCCAACCCCTAGACATTCCTGAGGAGGAAACCATGTCTGAAGTAACCCCAACGGTTGAGGCTTCGGCTGAAACTGTTCCAACAGCACCAATCTTCGCCACCGCGCGTCGCGAAGTTCCACTGCCAACCGCAGCCGAATACATGTCAGCGTTTATTGCTGGCGGTTCTGCATGGCACGAAATGTCAGACGCACTCCGCGCAGCTGCTCCTGACATCGTCACCACTGACACACCGGGCCTCTTGCCAACGCCAATTTTGGCTCCTACGTATAATAATTTCGTAGGACGACGCCCTGTCGTTGACGCAGTCGGCGTAAAGGCAATGCCTGCTGGCGGTAAAGTTTTCATCCGTCCAGAGGTGACCACACACGTCACAATCGGCGCATCCATTGCTGAGCAGTCACCAAGCGCAGGGACACTTGTTGTTTTCAACAACCAAGTCACCAAGCAGATCTTCGGCGGATATGTAAACATTTCCGAAGCTGACATTGACTGGACAGATCCAGCAATCTTGCAGGTCGTTCTTGACGACATGGGCCGTATCTACGCCAACGCAACAGACAACTACGCAGCAGACCAGTTGGTTGCAGGCGTAAGCGTCACTCAAGCATTTGCAACCGCAGACGTGGCAAAGCCTGAAGTATGGGCTGCCGAAATTGCCGAAGCATCAGCAACAATCTTGAGTTCTTCAAACGGCAACTTGCCTACTCACTTGTTTGTGTCTCCTGACCGCTGGCGTAACCTCGTCGGTCTTTCTGACAGTTCAAACCGTCCATTGTTCCCACAGGTTGGGCCAATGAACGCACAGGGCGACCTTTCACCAAGCGCATACGGCGGAAACGCTTTTGGCTTGCAGGTTGTTGTTGACCGTAACTTCGCTAGCGGTGTTGCCATCGTTGGTGACGCATCTGGTTACGAACTCTACGAACAGCAGAAGGGCACCATGTCCATTGAGTCACCATCGACACTGTCACGCACAATCGCTCTCCGCGGTTACTTCGCAGCGTTGATGATTGACTCAACCAAGTTTGTTCAGTTCGCTTTCGCCTGATCACTAGGAACTAGGAAAGGGTCTGTATGTCTGTTTACACAATCACTCATGGTTTTCACTTTGATGATGTGTCAGCCGTACAGACCCTGACCCCCTCCGAGGTTCAGCCCGGTGACAGCATCGTTGTCAACGGAGCAGGAACAAAGTTCAACGGAACGTTCACCGTTATCAGCGTTGAGGAGTGGGAGTACATCGGGAAAAACCAACAGGGTTATTTCGAGTTCAACTATGACGTGCCAAAACTGAATCAGGTTTTGTATACACACGCTGGCCATGATGACGACACCGAGTATGGTCCTCTTGCTGGCACGCTGACGTTCACCGAAACGATCACTTGGACTACTTCAGCGCTTGTGCTGGCGTGGCTTGGTATTGACGTGGCAACCGCTAATGACACGGCCTTTGTTGCAAAGTGTGTTTCTGCAAGTAACGCATGGTGCGATCGTAAACGTCGTGAGGCTGGCTATACCGACGGAACCACAGCTCCCTCCGCTGATGTTGAGCTCGGTGCAACGATGTATGCAGCAACGCTTTACCGTGAACGCGGAACAAGCGGTGATGCCTACGGTGCTTTTGACGGCATGGGCAACCTTGCACAACCTGTCACTCTTCACCGCATTATGCAGCTGCTGGGCTGTGGCAGGGCACAGGTCGCCTAATGGCTGCAACGGGCATTCTTTATGAGGCTGTAAACACGGTGAAAACCGCGTTGACTGCCCTCAGCCTTGTGCCCATCACTGACCCTCGCAACGCTCGCCCAATGTCTGTCCTGATCCAGTTGCCAACCGCC